AGCCGGTGTGCGGCGGGATGGGATCTACGTCCCCGAGCGCCAGCGCAGCCTGCTGAAATACGTCAAGCACTTGGAGTGAGCCCCATGGCTGAGAAGCGAGACCCCGTCACCCACCGCACGCCGAGCCAGACGCGCGAGCACCGCCGGGAATACCAGCAGACGCCCGAGCAGCGGGAGATCAATCGCCGCCGCAAGGCCCTGCGCTACAAGGCGGAGAAAGCGGGGCTGGTGAAGCGCAACGATGGGAAGGACGTGTCCCACAAGAAGGCCATCGTGAATGGCGGCGGGGACTCGCTGAAGAACGTCACCGTGCAACCGGCTGCGAAGAACCGGGGGCATGGTATGACGGATGGGAAGAAGCCGAATAAGGGGCGCTAGATCGCCCCGTCTTCCGCATTCTCCGTCGTGCCGAGGATCACTCGGTCAGCGACGGGGATGTCTATCTCGTAGCAGTAGAGCCGGGTGACGGACTCGAACCGGGTGCCGCCACCCATGCCCACCCGCACCTCGTTGCACACGTATCCGAGCTGCTCCAATTCCTTGATGAACTCCTTGCGGCGCAGGCTGCGCTTGCGCAGGTAGTCGTTCAGCGACTGGCGCGGGATCCGCAGCGTGCCGGATGGGATGAAGTATTCCCAGAGCAGGCCGTGCCGGGTGTCGGTCGGGATGCGCGCGACCAGCGGCTCTTCCCGGTGGCCGGGGCCGGTGCGGGGCCGGTTCGACTTGAAGATGATGCTCGCGCCTTCGTTCTCGCGCAGGTACTCCTGCAGGTGGTAGACCACCCGCGACATTTCCGCCGCTTCCTGCTCCGTCTCCTGCATGCCCCGGTACGTCTTGAGCAGGAAGGCTTTCAGCCCCTTCAGGTCGAAGTCGACCAGCCCCAGCTCCTTGGCATACTTGGCTCCCAGCAGCAGGGTGGCCATGGTGCCGATCCAGTAGCGATCTTCGTTGCGCGCGCCGGTCATCTGGTACAGGCCCTTGTTCATGGCCAGCACCTCGCCGCGCACCCGCTTCACGTTGGCCACGAGAAACTTGGCATACTCGACGCCGGCGTGCCCGTAGTTGTGGCGCAGGTTGTTGAAGATCTCCGTGCCGTCCCCTGCCTGCGGGGTCTCCCCGTCATAAGCGATCTCGTACTCGAACAGCCGCTTCAGGTTGGCATTGGTGCGCTGGCCCGTGCCATATGCAAATTCGGATAGGTGATTGTTCGAGGCGCACACAAGAATGGTCTCCCACGTGCCCGCCTCCCGGAACTCCACGCCGGCGGTCAGGCGGGTCTTCTCCCGGCCCTGCGACAGCTGGAACATCATCTGCAGGAACTCCTGCGCCGTGTCATCGGTCAGGCGCAGCTCATCCCAGAACACGGGCAGGTTCTTGATCACGCCCATCTTGCGGGCCACGGACTTCGAGGTGTCGTCCAGCGAGGTCAGGCCGGTCTTCGGGTTGCCCCACACGGCCTGCGCGACCTTCATGGCCGAGGACTTGCCCACGCCCGACTCGCGGCTCACGGCGCTCACCACGGCGGAGGACTCGCCCAAGAAGGTGAACAGCGGTGCAGCGAACGCCCCGGCCACGAGGGTCATGAGCTCGGGTCGGTTGCGGCGCAGCAGCAGCGCGACCGCTTTCTTCCACTCGGACATGTGCCCCTCGGGGGAGTACACATGGTTCAGCTGGGTGTCTGGCCACATCATGGTCTTGCTGGTGCCGTCGGGCAGGTACATCGTGCGCCCAATGGCAAAGCCGTCAGCTTCGTCGTGGGATTTCATGTGCCAGCCGAATTGCGGCTTGCCCGTGGTTACCTCGCCGGTCTCACGCAGTTTTTGTACCCAGTTGGTCATGAGTGTGTCGAATCCATTCTTGTGGTCGTTACGGGTGAAGGGAAACTTGATGCCGGCCAGTGCGGCGTAGAGCGCCCGGTAGTCGGGCAGGATGCTCATGGGGAACATCCCGGTATGCACCCGGCCCCGCCGGTCGGCAAAGGTCATATGGATATGGGGGGTGATCTTCGAGTCGTTCGCGCTGTGCTCGAAGATGTCGTGGACTTGGATCTTCAGGATCGGCACTTGGCAGACCCGCACGATGCTGTCCGCCTCGTCGTCCTTCCCGGCACGGGTGTAGAACACGCCGCCGGCGGTGACGAAGTACCCATCGGGCAGCGCCTCGGGCGGCTGGATGGTGCTCTCGCCTTGCTCCTTGCCCAGCACGCTCGGGCCCTTGATCTTGCCCTTGTGGGGGCAGGTGTCGCAGGGGCTGGGCTTGCCATAGTGCTCCTCCAGCGTTGCACAACGCGTCGGAGGCACCGTGAGGTCGCACAGGGCGAGTTTTCGGTCGGTCTCCGTGGGGTTGTACCCGGGATGGCCCTTGGAGAGCGTGTGCGCCCACTCAGCGCCGTCTGACGCGTGTGCGCAGATGTGCAGGAGGCCCTTCCACAGGGGCTCGGCGCTGGATGCGCCCCCGTCCGCTGCCACGGCGGCGATCAGGGGGCAGTTCTGGGCCATGATCTCGACCCGGCCCGGGGTGTACTGGATGCCCCCGGCGGAGAACTCCTCGTTGATCCCCGGGTCGGCCACCTTGCTGCTCGGCAGGGCGGGCACGTCGTAGGATCCCAGCGCCTCCCGCACCGCGTCGAGCGACACCGGCGGGGACAGGCTGGCCACCGTGGCCACCGGGGCCTCGGGGTACTTGAGGTTCTTCGAGCCCGGCAGGCGCAGGATGCGCGCGCTGTCCGCCGTGCAGGCGGGGTCAGCCTCGAACCCGTGCCGTTGGCAGGCCTCCTTCAGGGCGTTGGCCAGCGGTTGCCACTGGGCCAGCGTCAGGTCTTCGTCGAATGTCCAGTACACGTGCACGCCACCACCCGTGCGGACGATGACATTGGGTAACGGCAGGTGGGTTTTCTTGGTGAAGGTGACCAGATCGGTGAGGGACTCACGGACGGTCTGCCCCAGTTTCTTGCTGTCGATGTCGAGCCACAGGGCCCGGAGCCGGTGCACCAGTTCCGGGTGCTTGCGGCAGTTCTTGTTCTTGCCATCCTCATTCGCCACATACTGCTGAGTCCACGTGCACGGTGTGAAGTACGCGTTCAGCTTGTTGCGCTGCTGGTACTCGGCCAAGGCCCACGACTGGGCTTCGACCGCATCCAGCGTCATGTATGCCTTGTGTCTGGCCCGTCTCGTGCCACCAGTTATGGCAGCGACGTAGAACCAACCCGACGGCGGAAGGACGAGGCGGAAAAAATCCTCGATTGAGTGCCCCACAAATCCCCCTTAGATAAAAAAGGCGCGCTCCCTAGAGCTACCAAGGAGCGCGCCGACCCAACAGCCTCGAATTACTCAGTCGTCGTCGCCGGCGAGCAGCCTGCTGACCAGTGCATCAGCATCGTCCTCATCGACATCGGTGACCTCGCTGGCATCGTCGTCATCGTCCGCCGGGGGTGCGGCGGCGCGAGTCTTCTTCGGTGCCTTCGCGGCTGCGGTCTTCTCAGGCTTGGCGGAGGGGGGCGGTTCCACAGCCTTTGAAGTCTTGCGAGGAGCTTCCTCCTCGTCGTCATCGTCATCCTCGACGGGCTTGGGCTTGGCCTTCTTGGCCACCCGTGCCGGCGGGGCGTCTTCTTCCTCGTCCTCGTCCTCCTCGGCTGCGTCCACCACCGCATCGCGGACAGGCGTCGCCGTGGTTGTCGCGGCCTCGGGAACTTCGGACGCATCGAGGATGCGCTTCACGGTCTCGCTCTCGCGCAGGGCTTCCCATGTCGCTACCTGTGACTCATCCCATCCGAAAGCCTTGAACAGCAGCTTGGGGAAGGACGCGTCCGTGTCGAACGAGATCTGCGTGATGATGCGGTACAGCGGGATGCCCGACTTGGACATGCCGTCTGCGTAGGTCTTCAGCTCGGTCAGCGATGCCGGCGGGATGCGCAGCAGCACGGGCTCGTCCGTGGTGATGTCCAGCTTCGGATCCATCAGCAGCACGGCCATGCGGCGGCTGTCCTGACAGGCCTTGGCCTTCTTGCCCTCGTCGGTCATGCGCGAGCCCCAGACGTTCATTGGGCACGCCTCACAGGTCTTGCACTGCGGGCGCTGCACGCTCGGGTCGGGCTTGACCCCGTCCGGGCTGAAGCAATCCGGCGCGGCGTCGTCGCCCTCGGCGTACTTCTTCGCGTAGTAGATCTTCGAGTAGCCCTTGTTTGCACGGATCAGAACCAGATTCAGCCGCGTCACCGGCTCGTCGTCCTTGGTCAGAACGTGCTCCTCACCCTTGTGCTTCAAGCGCCAGACCTTGCCGCGATACGAGAGCACACCGAAGCCGTCCCCAGCCCCGTGCGCGAACTCGCTGTTGTCGACCCCGTCTGATGCGATCAGGAAATCGGGCAGGGTGTTGCCCTTGAACGGTACGATGCTCCCCATGGTCTCAGCCTCCTTTAGGCGCGCGGATGTTGACGTACTCTTCCCGGGTCACGGACAGACCCGGCGGAAGTTCTTCATGCTTCTCGATGTACTCCTCAATCGGCTTCTTCGCCGCGCGGATGTCGAGCATTTCATAGCTGTGTTCGGCGAGACAGAACTTGAAAAATTCGTCCTGATTCTCGACCTTGATTTTCACGTCGGTCATGCGGATGGCCACGCCGATCCCCTTGCAGCTGACGTTGTTCTGCCCGTCCTGCTGCATGCGGCGGAGCAGCTCTCCTTCGATGTCGGTCATGGCCTTCAGGCCGGGTGCCTGCGCCTTCACGAACTCGGCCTTGGCCTCGTCGCGCTTCTCGCGCAGCTTGCGGTAAACGGCGATCAGTTGACTGTCTTTGAGCGTCTTGAGATCCATCGGAACCCCCTCCGTGTGTGATACGGGATTCATCATACACTGTTGTGATGTATACGCAAGGGGGCTGAAGAAAAAAATTACGCCGAGATCGTAGATGGCCTCCGCGCCCTTATTCATCGGACACGCCCTCGAACATTCCCAGCAGCGTGCCCTGCAGCTTTTCCTTGTTCTGCAGGCGCTTGAACGCACGCCGCTCCACTGCCGTGCTTTCGAGGTGCGCGATGATGGTCTTGTCGGTCTGACCGGCGCGCACGATTCGTGCATTGGCTTGGATATACGTGTCGAGGTTGCTGGTGGCCGAGTACCACACGATCATTTTCGACCGTGTCAGCGTGAGACCGTGGGACATGGCACCCGGCTGCGCGACGAGCACGCGGGGGGTGTCTGAGTGCTGAAATTCGTAGAAGATCCGGTCGCGTTCGCTTTTCGTTGTCTGTCCATAGACCATCTCTGCCGTGTGTGTTTTCAGGACGTGGTTTAAAACTTGTTTTAACGCGGCCACGTAAGGGACGAACACGATAACTTTGTGGTCACATTCTTGCAAGAGAGCGGTCAGCTCGTTCAGGCGGGGGGTTGGGCCCAGCCCCAGCACTTTCTTCTCGGCGGTGTAAACGTAACCCCCTGAGATCTGAAGCAATTTGTTCAGCTTCACGCCTTCGTTCACGGCGGTAATGGCGTGCTGTTGATATTGCGCTTTTGCATGCTTGAACACGGCGTCGTAGAACTTGGTCTGCACCTTGGACAAGGGCACCGACCGCGTGGTGTACGTGGTCTCGGGTATGTCGTGGCAGTCCCGCAGGCGGAACCGCACGCTGGGCTGCATCATGCCGTGGATCGTCTCGGCGGAGTCCGAGCGCGGGAGCCACGTGAACGTCGACAGCCGGGTCATGACCTTGTCGCGGAAGTTCGTGAAGCTCGTTACACGTGAAGGAGTCAACAGCTTGACTTGTCCATACGCATCAAGCGGCGAGTTGGGCGTGGGTGCGCCGGTCATGCCCCAGACGAACCGGGCTTTCGTGGTGATTGGGTTCAGCGACTTCCAGCGGTCGGTGCGCGGGTTGCGATACATTAGCAGCTCGTCAACTACCACGATGTCATACGCGCACTGCAACATGGCCTTCTGGACGACTTGGATCCCGTCGTGGTTGATGACGTGGATGCGGGCGTCCTCGGCCATGAGCTTGAGCCGTCTGTCCCTGCTGCCGTGGAGCACGGCTACCTTCTCGGTGGGCATGACCCGCAGCAGCTCCGAGCGCCACGTCGGGTTGAGCGTCGACAGCGGCGCGACGATGAGCACGCGCTTGGCCTCGCCTATGCGCAGGAGGAAGTCGATGGCGAAGATGGCAGCGCGGGTCTTGCCCACGCCCATTTCGCTGAGCACATACACCCTGCGATTCATGGTCAGCAGGGCAGCGGTTTCTTTCTGGTTGTCGAAGGGGTTGGTGCCACCCCAGTCGTACTGGTGGAGGATCGGGGCCGGCGTGGCCAGCCCCATGTTGCGCAGCATCTTGGTTTCCTCCCGCCCGTGCGGGAGCACCATCACCTTGCCATCCGTCTTGATGTGAGGCACCAGAGCCGCGATGTCCTCTCGATAGGGGACGATCAGGGCGCGGTGTTTCTCACTGACGCGGACGGGCGAGTTGGACATGTAGGGTTTCCTGATCCACGAGGTCTAGCCACTGTTCAACGGGAGCAAGGGTCTCGGCATCGTAGACCACGAACGCCATTGCCCCTGCTGCACGGACTTTGACAATGGTGTCCCACTGTCGATCCGTCGGCTTCTTCCCCGGTGCCTTTGCCTCGATGAAGAAGGCCCGCCCTCGGTAGCAGCAATGGTAGTCGAGACCTGTGCTGCCGTACCCAGTCTGGACGGGCATGAAGTAGTATACATTACGTTGTTTCAGGAGGGCAGTTATTTTTTTCTTCACCTCGCCTTCAGGTGTCTTCGCCATTACCTCGACTCCTTGAATTGCGCATCGAACGCTGCCAGTGCAGAGTTGGCCCAATCCGTGGCGACTTTGTGCTCCTTGCACGTGATCGCCGTGGCAGTGGCCGTCCATGCATTCATCCACACCTGCTTGCGCACAGCCTCGTGGTCGTACATCAGGCGGGTGGTTTCGCGAGACGCAGCGAGCTGGCGGGCAAGGTCTTTCGCTGCTTCCTGTGCTTGGAACAGGCACTGCTTAGTGGTGTCGAGTTCTGCACGCAAACCGTCGATCACTGCCTCGCTGTAGATGTAGGGGTTGTCATTGCCCATCGGCGATCTCCTCTTTCAGGATGGCGACAAGGTGCTCGGTGCCCCGATAGCCCATGGCCAGCAGTTCTTCTATGCGGGCGAGGGCATCTTCAGCGGAGTCCTCGGTGTAGGACTCGCCATCGCACGGCAGACCTATCGGTTCGAGCACGCAGTCTTCCAGCATGGCGCTCACCTTCTGGTGTCGTGCCCACCACGCATCGCTGCCGACCGGGCTGGTGCACGGCGGAGGGAGCGGCTCCTTGTAGACCCGCCTGTTGCTCGCAACGTGGATCTCGAAGCCGTGGGCGGACTCGTACACATACAAGTCGCATTGAAAATCGTTGCAGCTCCATCGGCAGTAGCTCATCGCATTCTCTCCCGGCAAACCAGTCGTGCGGCCATCCAGCTGGACGGAATGAAAGCGACCTCGCGTGAGAGGTTTTTGTCCGTGCCCCACTGCAAGTCGATATGCTCGGGGCGCAGGAGAATGTTCAAGCACACACCCTCGTGCTGCACCGTCATGCCGTGGGCTTGGATGTAGCGTTTGCGCCGGGTGGGGCCACCCACCGGCTCCGTGCAGTGCAAGTCCTCGGTGTAGAACGGCGACGGCGGCTGCTCGTCCACATACTTGTCCAACGCGCGCACTGCCACGTCGCGCTGGCGCTGCAGATCCTTGATGTATTCCTGCGCCCACTTCGGCAGCTTCTCGATTTTGTCGTTCATCGCGGGTTGCCCTCCTCGTCGTAGAGTTCACGGTAGGCCTTCAACGCTTCGTCACGCTGCGGGCACATCGGGCAGTCCATGCCGCTCATGTGCAGCTTGCGTGTGTCCTTGCACACAGGGCACTTGGTCTTCGCCAGCAGCTTAGACAGGGTCAGGATGTGCTGCTGCAGGGCGTCGAGGATCGTGTCCATCGGCGCGGGCCCAGCGGGCGGGGCGCTCGTTTCGCCACGCGGCTGGGGTTGCTTGTTCTTTCTCGACATCGTCGTCTCCCTTGATGTGTTTCCAGTGATAGCCCTTGTCTATGAGGTAGGCGCTGCGCGTGCTGATGCTGAACAGCTTGCCCAGCTGCGCGTAGGAGAAGCCCACCGTCCGTCGCAGCCGGCGCAATGCACGCACCTTGTCCGGGTTCATCTTGGCGGAGTGGTGAGCCTCGCCGTGGCACTTAGCCATTGCTTTGCCCCTTGCGGTACGCACGCGGATCGTCGCCGATGGCCATGCGCAAATACCAGATGGCTTTTTCGATGTTCTGCTTGAAGTCGCCCTTATGGAAGGCACGCCAGATGTACTTGAAGGCCGTCATCACGCAATGACGCACGAAGTATTCTTCCCCGTAGATCTCCCGCATGGCGTCGATGCACTCGATCTCGGCGGATTGGTTGTAGTGCTCGGGCTTCATCACCGGGTCGAAGGCCGTCGAGCTGCTGTGCAGCATGTCCAGCTCCTCCTGTGTCAGCTTCGGATCCGAGGGCTTGCACTCCGGGCAGCGGGCGTTCCAGTTCGGCACTTGGAACATGCCATGCTCGTTGCAATAGACTTCGACCGTCATCTCAATTCCCTCCGTGGTAGGGGCAGGTGGTGATAGGGCAGTACTTGCGGCAGAGCCCGCTGGGGTTAGCCGGGAAGTCATCGTGTGCGTGCGCGTGCTGGTATCGCTTCAGGCGGGGGGCCAGCTCGTTCCACACAGCAGGTATGTCTTTGCGTGACATCTTGAACGTCGTGGTCTTGCCGCCGTTGAGCAGCCAGACGTAACGCATGGTCACGTCCTCGACCTCTTCCTCGTGCAGCATGAA